TATTGTATAACCTAGCACATTGCTCCTAGTGAAATCGTACATTCTATTCTTAACTATTTTAGCAAGTGCGTTCTTTTGTGTTTGTAATGCAATATTTTCTTCAAATGGTACAAATGGTTTGTTCCTATATTCATAAAATTGCTTGTAAAAACTTTGGTCTTGTTTTGCATATTGTTCAAAGATTTTATCAATATCTTTAATATTTAGATTAGTATATCTAGCAATTTCTTCAATTATATCTTCATACCTTCCACCATATTTTAATATCTGTACTAATTTTTGTGCTTGTGTTGGTGTAAGTTCTCTTATTTTAGCAATAGAAGAACCAATGCTTCGCAAAAAGTAAGCATTGGCTAATTCTATCCTATCAATTAATTTTTCAATTATTTGTTCGATTTGCTTTTCAGTTATTTGTTTTGTCATAAGGACTGCCTCCTTAATATTATCTCTCGTATTATGCTACTCTTACATTTGTTAATCTGCTAAAATTATTATTTATCCATTGTTTTTGTGTATTATCTTTTACTTTTATCAAGCAATTATTTGGTACACCATTTGAAGCAGAAGCACCAAACATATTACTAGAAGTAGTTATTCCAGTAAAATCAAAATTTCTCATGTCTATTGAAGTTAAATTAGTACAATTTAAAAACATACTACCAGTATTAGTTAATGCAGGAGTAGTAAAGTTTGATAAATCTAATGTTGTTAAACCTGTGCAACTTTGGAACATACTATTCATTGTAGTAACTTTAGAAGTATCAAAACTTGACAAATTCAAAGATGTTATTAATGGAATATTATAAAACATTTGGCTCATATTTTCTACATTTGCAGTATTTAAACCACTAATATTTAATGCTGTTAATGTTGAACAAAATCTAAACATATTACCCATATTTGTTATATTTGAAGTATTGAAACCAGTTAAGTCTAAACTTGTCAAATTTTGACATGCATTAAACATTCCATAAGCATTTGTAATTGTTGTCATATTCACATTATTTATAATATTACTAATTTCATTTTGTAAATTTGTTCTTGTATCATATTGAAATGAAAAACCTCCACCATTTGCAAAACTAAATTTATTTCCTTGTACATTAGTAATAACTTCAACACTACTTAATCCATCTTTGCCTTGTATTGGTGTTATTGTTGTTGTTTTGTTTTCAGTTATTGTTATACTCTTACTTTCTAAATCAGGTTGCACATTAACATCTGCATAGGCATAATTTGTAACATTGGTTGTTCCATTTTCAGTTATATCTATTGTTCCAGTTGGTGTTATACCACCCCCTGCTTTTTTACCTAATAAATAACTTGTTAAGTCCATACTATACTTCCTTCCATGTTTCGCTATCTAAATCATAAAGGAATATTTTGCCTGTATTTATTTCAATAAACATAGTTCCATTGTCAACATATTTATCACCAACTTTTGTTGGTTTTGTGTCTGTTGATAACCCTCTCATTTCTCCTGATATATATTCCTTATTATCTACTGTTTGTCTATTTTCCATTTTATATATTGAAATCATATTTTTTTCTCCCTTCCTTTTTTAATTTCATATAAATATAATATCATTTATTTCATTCTTCCTCACCTCTATTGTTGCCCATTATATCTTCATATGTAGGTTCGGCTTGTTCTATTTCTTGAATTGCTTTTTCACTTTCTTCAAGTGTTTCATCTGGTTTTAACCATTGTCTTACTTCAACCTTGCTCACAATTCCTTGGCTCTTTGCCCATGTAAGTTGTGACCATTCAGTTTTTGTATCTTCTAGTAGTGAATAAGACCATTCAAAACTTAATTCATATTCGCCTTGAGGTGATAAATTATAAGCATTTGCAAGCACATTGCAAGCATAGAAGAAATCATCCATGCCCTTTTCTATGTTGCTTCTTGCATCATCACAAATTGTAAATGTGTCGTACATTGCGTGTTTAATTTCTGTTGCTGTTGCATTTATTGAATTTACTTCGCTTAATATTCCGTAACTTGTTCCAACTTCATGTTCTAATCTCTTGTATAGTTCTTGTAATCTAATTGTGTAATCTCTAAATTGTGGATCAAATACTTCGAAAAAGTCATCTCTACCACTATCTATTTTCTTATATAAACCATTTAAAGGTAAACCATCTTTGCCATTAAACATAGTTGCGTCTGCACCAACAAAACATTCCTTTAATTCATATTCACGAATAAGTTGTTTTAATGTTTCCTTTATTTCAAGTATTGTTGCATCGCATCCATAACAAATTGGCACGCCATACTTGTCATTTGATTTTCTATTATTTGTTGGTGACTTAATGTAACCAAATAGCACTCTATCAACATTTGTAATGGTTCTAACTTCTTGTATATCCTTCCAAAATTCGGGTGCTGGTATTTTGTTGCCATCTTCATCGCTAAATTGTTGTGTGATTGTTAAGTTGCCATTTTCTACCTTGTAATTAGTCCAACGTAAATAAATAGTTTGTCCTACTGTTCCATTAATTACTTTTCTTTCAGCTAATACTGTTGCACCTGTGATTAAGTCCCCATCAGTTTCGTCTATTGTCAATCTATTTTGTGGCACAACATTATAATAAATCTTGCCACCTTTTACATAAGGAACTAAAATAACACCGCCATACCCAAATACCATAGAAGTTATCTTTTTCATTTTCTTCCATAGACTTTGACCTGTCTTGTTTAGCAATTCAGTTCTTGCGTTGTCCCCTTCAATATTCATATTACTATCACTAACTGTATAATTAGCTAACTTGTTTGCAAATATACTCGCAAAATTAATATCATCAATGCTTTCATATAACTTTGCATATTTGCTGTTGTCATTTACTTCTTTGTCAGTTGTTTCTGTTTTTACCTTAAACACATTGGTTAAGATATATTTTATTATATTTTTAAACATCTCTAATCTCCTTCTAATCTTTTTCTATTTATCATATCATTAATTTGTTTTATAAATCTACACCAACTATATTCCCACGCATCTATCGTATCTATGTCGGTTGTAAAATCATCTAGTCGTGTATCTTCTTTGGCATCATCATCCCACAATGCACTTGACAACGCATCTACAAATGTTTTGCATTCTTCTTCTATGTAAGATAATATTCCATAAGATATCATGGTTCGACCACAATCAATTCTGTCATTTATAGGTTCTTTAACACAACCCCTAACAATAGTGTCCCAACCTTCTTCTTGTATTCGCCTCTTTAAACCTCTAATCAACACCACTTCCTCATTGTCGGGTAATATATAATCTATATTTGTATTATACTTGAACATCATCTTTTTGGCAAACTCAACTTCTAATTGCTCCAAATCGTCTGGATCTATGTCACCCATGTGCTTCTCACTACCCAAAACAATGATTTGTCTATAATCATTACTTATTCGTGTACATACAAATGCTTGTCCTGATTTTGTTCCACCATAGTCAACACCAATAACTGTTATGCCATTTGGTAGATCGTATGTTCCGTCTTGTTTCTTTTTGTCCCACTTGTATTTTGTTGGTTCATTAGCAAATCGTGTATAAATAAGTCCTTCAGCATTGCACCATTGTCCTAATATGTAACGATTGTATAAAACAGTACCTTCATATTCTTTTTTTAAGTTTTCTACAAATATTGGTGGTAAAAAGTTATTATCATCTATTGTATATTGTTGGCAATATATATCTGCATTACTTTCAAGGAACTCTTTAAACCAATGTGTCTTTTGTTCTGGGTTTCCTGTTAAATCAGCTATTGAATATTCTTGGTCTAATCTCGATTTTAACATATCAAATACTTCTTTTGACCATTTAACAACTTCATCACCATATAAATATTTAATGCTTGCACCTTGTATTTTACTTACTTGGCTTACTTTTTCTGCTCCCAATGCATAGCATTCTTCACCAAATAATTGAACTTTGTTTTCATTGTTAATAGTGCCTACTAGTCCACTACCAAATTTATCACGCATTGGTCTTAATACGTTTCTTTCTATGGTTGATTTAGTAACACCAATTAAAACGACTAAACCATCCCTGCCAATTCTTTCTCTAATTCTTCTTGGGATAATATCTTCTTTGTCTTGAAAGGTTTTGCCACTACGAACTGCCCCAATTTTTACATTCCAACGATGACTAGAATTTCTGCCATACTCTTTTTGCTTAATTGTCCATATAGGCATTTTTTTGTTCCTCCAATAGTTTGTCTAGTTTGTCAAGTTCGGCATTACTAGAATATTCAATTTTTTCACGCCATTGTTCTTTTTTGCGATTTTTAAGCCAAAATATTTGTGCGGTAACATTGCCTTCCATAGCATTTTTAAGCAAAGCATTTTCTACTTCAAAATCAACGATTTCACGGCTTCTTTTTAAGATGTTACAAATCTTACTTTGCTTATTTTTCCAATCATATAATGTCTTGGCATTTATTCCAATATTATTTGCGATTTGTTCATTTGTTAAACCATCTCTAGCCCAACCTTCAAGAAGTATAAGTTTGTCTGGCTCTAACCATTCATCAATTTTAGCCAATCATATCACCTACTTCTTTCTTAAATTTTCAATAAAATTATAACATAAGTATAAGAATAGTGCAAAATCAAATGTTGATAACATGATAGTTTTCAACGTACCAGTTAAGATCACTGTCAGTTGTGAAACCGTTTATGTAGTCCCAAATTTTGTTTTTGTAGTTAAGACGCATATGGATGTTGGCATAAACATACCATTTGTAAAATACTTTGCCGTTGGGGTTTAGGGAGCGATAAAGATATTTAATAATAGTGCGTTTGTTGTAGAAGTCTGTGAAGGTGCAGAAACGCATATTTGAATTGATAAAAGATATAGTGTTGAAGTCGGTGTCAGTCATAAAAAAATCCTCCAAAAATAAAAAAAAGGCGTATGAAATACGCACGAAAAGTGTTAGAAATATGAAAAAAACTGTTAGTTTGTATATATGCAGTGAATAATAACATAATAAAAAATAATAATAAATAAGTCTTAAATAATACTAGGGTAATTTTCTCGTTCATATTCCATACTCCTTACAATAAAAGTATAACATAAGAAAAGAATAAATACAAGTAAAAGAATAATTGAGGGGACAAAAAAAGAAGAATTATTTGTTTTGTAAGATGTTTAATAAGTCTTCTTTTGTTTTGGTGTCTGTTATTAGATCAATGTTTTGTTCTTCACTGTGTTCAAAATTAAGTAAAGAATTGGTGTTAAGGTATTCTATTGTTCCTTTAATTCTATCATTTTGTTTAACTATTATATTTTTTTGTTCATTATTTTCTTCTTGTAAATTAGTTATGTAATCTTTTAATTTAACATAATCATCTAACGAAATATAATTTCCATAACTTAACATTAATATTTTAGGATTATCTAATATTTCTTTTATATCATTATTCATACCAACCTAACTCCTCTATTTGTTTATTTATTGCAATAAATAATTTGTAATCATTTTCATAATATTCGTAATTATCTAAGTCTCCATCTAAATATTTACCACCAAATAATTCTATATGTTTACTATTTTTCCAAAATCTAATAACACAATAACTTTCTTTTTCACCATAACAATATTCTATTGCAGTTGCACTATCATAACATCTATCATACCCTAACTTTTCAAACATTTCTTTTGCTGTTGTTTCTTTATTCATTATTATCTACCTTTTCTACTAAATCTGCTTTTATTAGGTCATATA